TGTACGGGCTATCGCAAAAGAGCTCCATGAACGGGGGCATTACCTCGACGAGCTTTACCAAATTACTATTGCCTATGCCACTAGCTTACACGTTCGCTATTGCGCAGTAGATGCTAAGTGTGAGGCGATAGAAGACTATTATAAAACTGAATTAGACCTTTCGAAATATTCTTGGGAAGAAGACGATGAGTGGATTCAACTAGATGACGAAAGGTCTGATATCGAATACGAATTAGATAATTTATTTAACACGGTAATAGGGTTCGAACATAATTGTAACCCATTTAAGAAATAAGGAGACAGTAACATGGCTAAATTAACAACTGGTGTAGTAAGACTTTCTTATGCAAATATCGCACAACCTCGTAAAAATGATGATGGTAAAGCAAAATATAGTTCCCAAATCATTATCGATAAAACAGATAAGAAGACTATCAAAGCATTTGAACGTGCGATTGAAGAACTCAAAGCGGATCCAAAAGCAGTGGCTAAGGTGGAAGGCAAAGCAGCCTACCTCAAATTGAACTTACGCGACGGCGATACTGATGAAGCAGTAGTTGACCAACCTGAAACATACGCTGGCAAATACTTCATTAACGCTAACAGCGATAAGCAACCTATCGTGTTTACTCGTGACAAAATCAAAATGGATGACTTCGACATCGAAGAAGAAATCTACTCTGGTGTATACGCACAAGTTGCGCTTTCCATTTTTGCCTATAACTTCAACGGTAAGAAGGGTGTAGGCTTTGGCCTAAACGGCATCCGTAAAGTTAAAGATGGCGAACGCCTTGGCGGTGTACATGTATCTGCTAATGACTTTGGCGACGATGATTTAGGCGACCTAGACGATGACGACGATTTAATCTAAGGAGGCACATATGGAGCTCAGTATTGATGTGGAAACCTATTGCGCCTGCCCTATTAAATATGGGGCACAGCGATACGTTGATGATACAACATTTGAAATACTGCTCTTTGCCTATAGCTTTGATAACGAACCCGTCGAAGTAATTGATATGACAAAGAATCCACTGCCCGAAAGGGTGGTGGACGCTTTGTATAATAAGGAAATTACAAAGACCGCGTTCAATGCAGCATTTGAAATGCTATGCCTAAAAAAGTACTTCCCTGATGCGGACTATACGAATTGGGAATGTACATCTGTACTTGCTTTGTACTGTAGCTTACCGGCAAGCCTCGATAATGTGTCTAAGGCTTTGAAATTAGGAGAAGCTAAGGATTCACGGGGTAAACGCCTAATTCAATTCTTCTCTGTTCCGCGTAAGCCTACTAAGACAAATCCTAAGACACGTAATATGCCTGAGGATGCGCCTGAGAAATGGGCGGAATACATTGAGTATAACCGACAGGACGTAGTCGTAGAAAAGGCAATTCGTAAACGCTTACTTTCGCTTAAGCCACCGGCTATCGAGCACGAGTACTGGTTACTCGACCAAGATATTAACTGGCGAGGCGTGAAAGTAGATATGGAACTCGTCGATGCAGCGCTTGCCTGCAACGACGAAATTGTGGAAGAAGCTACCGAGTCATCCAAGATATTAACAGGATTAGAGAATCCTAACAGTACTATGCAACTTAAAGAGTGGCTGACAGCAAGACTAGGATATGATCTAGAAACAATGAGAAAAGACGATGTATCAAACCTCTTAGCACAGGATATCCCCTCTGATGTTCGCAAGGTACTGCAAAATAGACAGGTGCTCGGTAACTCCTCCATCAAAAAATACTTGGCCATGAAAAACGCTGTATGCTCAGATGGCCGTATCCACGGCATGCTTCAGTTTTATGGAGCTATGCGTAGTGGACGATGGGCAGGGCGTGTAGTTCAGCTACAGAACCTCCCTCGTAACTACTTAGAAGATTTAGACACGGCAAGGGAAGTTCTTAAAAGTAGAGACGTAGAAATGCTAGACCTACTTTACGGAAACCCTGGCGACGTGATTAAGCAACTTATCCGTACTGCTCTTGTAGCAGAGGCTGGACACCGATTTATTGTAGCCGACTTTAGCGCTATCGAAGCCCGTGTTATTGCCTGGCTTGCTCACGAGCAGTGGCGTCAAGATGTATTCGCCCAAGGTGGAGATATCTATTGCGCTTCCGCATCAAGCATGTTCCACGTACCAGTCGAGAAGCACGGTGTTAATGGCCACCTGCGACAAAAAGGTAAAGTGGCCGAATTAGCGCTAGGGTATGGTGGCGGTGTTGGTGCTATGAAAGCGATGGATACTAAAGGAGAAATTCCTGAAAAGGAGCTACCAGGTATCATCGAAGCGTGGCGACAAGCTAGCCCACGAATTACGAGATTTTGGAAAGATGCAGACAGCGCAGCAAAGCAAGTAGTGAGAACAGGAGAACCCGTACGAATTAGACAAGGCAATATTAAATTCTTTAAATCGAAAGGATTCCTGTTCATCGAATTACCGTCCGGGCGAAGACTTGCCTATGCAAGACCTCGGCTCGGGCTTAACCGATTCGGTAGTGAATCGATTGAGTATGACGGCATGGATCAGGTTAAGAATACATGGGGCAGAGTTGAGACCTATGGCGGAAAGCTCGTCGAAAACATTGTACAAGCTGTAGCAAGAGATTGCTTAGCAGCCGCAATGCTCAGACTGGCCAAAGCTGGTTATAAAATTGTAGCCCACATCCACGACGAAGTGGTTATCGAAGCGCCAATAGGCGAGGGTAGTTTAGAAGAAGTTATAGATATTATGTGTGAACCTGAACCCTGGAATGAAGGGCTCATATTAAACGCAGCAGGGTTTGAGAACCCTTACTACATGAAGGATTAGGAGGACAATCTGTATGAAACTCTCAAAACAACAAATTCAACAACAACGTGAAGCAATCGACGGCTTATATGAACTCGTAAAAGATGCACCAGCTAGCGAACGTAAAGATACAGCTATGGCGTACTGCGAAGGATGTATTGCTGCTTGCGACCTCGCGCTTAAGATATTAAATGGTAAGAAAGCAGAAGCTCCTAAGACTGAGGAAGCTCCAAAGGTAGAAGAGCCTACTGTTTCGGAAGAACCAAAGCCAAAACGTAAACGCACTACTAAAAAGAAAGAAGAACCAGTAGTCGAAGCTCCGGTAGTTGAGGAAACTCCTGAAGAAGATGATTTAGACGATTTGTTATAAGAGAAAGGATAGCGCCTTATGAGGGTCTTATTCAATCTACAAGTACAACAGCTGTACGACCTAGTGCGGCGCAAACAAGTTTCACCATTTACCCCTGCGAGCCATTACCACGTACCTTGCGGACACTCCTTCGCTAACCTATGGCCTATGGAGTCAAACGGGTTTGGAATAGTGCCTTGCCGGGAATCAGAAGAGTTCTATTGCCCGAGTTGTGGCGAGCGGATCCACGCTAAAGGGTTTACTGCGGAAGTTGGATATAGCGCCACCGTTCCTTTATCCCTGGACCTATCAATTATAGATAGGGGCGATAAACTGGATGTGCAATTTGAGTACGACACAGTGTATGCCGACGGCGATACAGGGATGATATACAAAGGTTATAAATCCCATGTCATCGATGTGGTGCGGTTTGACTTCAAACAAAGAAAAACCTTTATCATACTTAAAAAACGCTCACGCAGTGATGTCGTCGAAGAATCGACGGTTTCTCCTACGCGTTTAAGCAATAGCCCTTTATCATTAGCTTGGTTTGTAGCCACACCTGACTGCAGACTGCATAACCATCAAGATGAGCTAAAACGTTTCGCTAAGGTGTTAAAAGAAGTGTTCTTCAAAAAACTATCAAAGGTCGTAGGTTATAAAGTCAAATCTATTAGACAAGGCGTACAGGTGTCTAACAAGTACGGAGCCTTCGATAACCTACTTCATAACTTAGTATGGAAGTTACAAGCTCCGGATGCACCGGCTATCAATGATAGTCTTAAACGAGACTATGATGACTTCTATAATCGGAAATTTCCTAACGAGACACTCGGTATGGGTAACGCATTAGAGTTAACGACAAAAGGTGAATCCTTTGTACAGGCTCTAATCAAGGCTCATAACTTACCGGATGCTAGATGGGTTAGGAGGTTATTACACGATAGACCGTTCTTCTATACGAAGATCATTAAAGTTATGGCTACGTTATTTAAGAACAAGGATTACCAAAAGGCTATGGTCGATGTTATTAAAGATAACTCTGATAATACAAGTTATATTCAGTCTTGGCCATTATGGCGTGATGACCGTGATTTATCTGTCATTCGTAAATTTGTTAACATCCTTAGTCATCAATACGGCGAGCGCCAGGCGTTCTTATTCATTAGAAATGCACCGTCCTATCACGATATCAGAGATACAGCTAGTATGTATTTCGAGTTATCACGAAGTCGCCGTAAAGAGGTATGGGGTAGTCGCATTCAAGTGCGTAACCTACATGACACTATCGCGAGAATGCAAAAGTTTGACAAGGTGGAAGACGAAATCGTACAGCAGCGTAAAGCACATCGTGTGCTAGCTGACATGGTTAACGGTTACCGCTTCATGGCGATAGGTTCTACTCATGGCATCGTTGATATGGGTATACAGCTTAATAACTGTGTAAGCTCCTATATCAAAAAAGTAAAAGCTGAAACGTGTGCTATCGTAGGTGTCTATAAATGTAACAAGCCTGTAGCTTGTATCGAGGTTAACCCCGTTAATGATGCGGATGACTTCGTAGAGATACACCAGGCTAAACTTAAAAACAATCGTGGCGTATATGAAGACCACGCTATCAACGGAGCCGTAACGCAGTGGGTAACATCTCACGGCTTACGTGTTCCTAGGTATGTAGGGGACATCCACTTTGCGAAGGGGGGAGCGATATAATATGGATACAAATATCATCATAGCTACGGGCAGAAGTCGCTCCGCCCGTAGCTGGAAGTCTCAGAAAATGACTTGGAGTGCTTTGGCCAACAAATTGGCCGAGCCAACTGTAACGAATGAAACGGCTGCTGAATACGCCAAGATGTCTAAAGCTGATAAAGGCCAAAAGAAAGACGTCGGCGGTTTTGTAGGTGGCTATATTCCTAAAAATGGTAGACGAATTAGAGGTGCTGTTAAGGAGCGGTATTTGATTACTCTTGATGCGGATAATCCTAGTGAGGACTTTCTATTAGACCTCGACATGGAATTAGGCGGAATGGAGTACGTACTCTACAGTACACACAGTCACACGGCTGACAATCCTCGTTACCGGGTTATCATTCCTGTCGATAGACCTATGACACCGGATGAGTATCAAGCAGTCTCAAGACGGATTGCGGATAACATCGGTATTGAGTTCTTCGACCCATCCACACACCAGGCTGAACGGCTTATGTATTGGCCAAGCCATCCTAAAGATGTCGAGTACGTTTACCTACACAGCGAAGGCTCACTTGTTTCAGTAGATACCTATTTGAGTACCTACAGAGACTGGCGTGATACGAGCCTTTGGCCAACATCGGAAAAAGAATCACAAATTCGTCTTGATGCGGCTAAGAAACAAGGCAATCCATTAGAGAAAAAAGGCCTTATCGGTGCTTTTTGTCGTTGCTATAGTATCACGGAAGCGATACATAAGTTTCTCCCTGAAGTCTATGAACCTACAGCAGTCGAAGACCGATACACATATGTAGCCGGTAGCTCAGTAGGTGGCTTAGTGATTTACGATAACGACACCTTCGCTTACTCCAACCATGCGACTGACCCTATCAGTGGTAAACTCGTTAATGCTTTTGACCTGGTCCGGATCCACTTATTCGGAGATAAGGACCCAGCAGATGAGACCAGCGTCACCAAATTACCAAGTTACAAAGACATGATAGACTTCGTCAACGAAGATGGCGCAGCACCAATCCTGCTCGATAAAGAACGTATGGAGGACATGGAGTTTGACGATATCACAGACGATGACGAAGACTTTTTATCTAAACTTAAACGTGATAAAAACGGTACTCCCGAGTCTGATGTGTTCAACTGTTTGGTGGTACTTAAACATGACCCTGCATTAAAAGGTAAAATCCGTCTTGATGAATTCGCACACCGCTTAGTCGTAATTGATGATTTGCCTTGGCGTGGTAAGGATGAAACTCCTTACTGGACGGACACCGACGATGCGTGCCTACGTAATTACTTTGCTACTAAATACCTTATAAAGGGTAAAGGTATTATCGACGATGCCTTGCAGGAAGTAACGCAAGATAACAAGTTCCATCCGGTGCGCCAGTACTTAACTGGTTTAACTTGGGATGGTGAATGTAGAGTCGATACGCTATTTATCGATTACATAGGTGCAGAGGATACCGAATACATTAGAGCAGTTACTCGTAAATGGATGTGCGGTGCCGTAGCTCGTGTCATGGATCCAGGCGTTAAGTTTGATACGGCGATTGTGTTATATGGTTCTCAAGGTTTAGGTAAATCGTTAATTCTGGGGCGGTTAGGTCGTAAATGGTTCAACAACTCACTCGTTGATATCAAAACCAAAGACGCCCTAGAACAGATTCAGGGCTCCTGGATAGTCGAACTTGCAGAGCTTGCACCTACCTATAAGAACGATAACGAAATTGTTAAAGCCTTTATCAGTCGTACCTCTGACCGGTTCCGTTCACCTTACGGTAGACGCACCGAAGAGTATCCTCGCCAGTGTGTATTCGCTGGTTCTACAAATAATCTTATGTTCTTAAAAGACCGTACCGGTAACCGCCGATTCTGGCCAATTACTGGAGACAAAGACCGGAAGACAAAGAACTCCTGGGACTTGTCAAAGGATGAAATTGACCAATTATGGGCAGAAGCGTTTAGATATTGGTCTGAAGGTGAACCTCTCGTATTAGAGGGTGAACTTGAAGAAGAGGCCCTTAGAATCCAATTATCCCACACTGAAGGTGGTGAACTCGTAGGCCTCATTGAGGAGTACCTCGAAATGTTACTTCCTGAAGATTGGGAATCAATGGACATCTATGATAGACGAGATTACGTCACTAATTATGGCGATGACGATCATTGTGGTTCAGTGCAGCGGGAGCGAGTGTGTGCCCTTGAGATATGGTGTGAAGTGCTTGGCGGGGACAGGAAGAACCTGCAGAACGCAAAGGCAAGAGAGATTATTGACATCTTGCAATCAACGCCAGGCTGGAACCCGTATACAAAAGGGACCGGCAAGGCACGTTTTGGCAGGCTTTACGGCCCACAGAGAGCGTTTATAAAGGAAGGCACAGACCTCCTGTCAATGTATAAACGAAATCATGATAAGTAGGCGTGTCCAATTATTTGAGGTGTGTCCAATTAATTAATAGGTATGAATGTTCGTAAAAATAATTATTCAAGCCTATACATCGATAGTTTTTGATGTAGTGCAATAATTGGACACACTAGACACGTTTGGACACACTAATCGGACACGGCTAAAAAATAGATAATTGCTAATCTAAATAATAATATGTGTCCAGTGTGTCCAATTATTTATATAAAAATAAAAAAATAAATATATGAATAATTGGGTGTATATATATAAGCGTAAAAAACGCAAATACGCGTATATATATATGTTGGAAAAAAATTGGGCACTTCGGACACACCCCCCCCATAAATCCAGTAACCACGTGGGTTTATAGGCGTGTCCGATAGTGTGTCCAAACATTAATTGAGAACGAGGTGAGAACGTGGAAAAAGACATCGAGCGGTGGTTAGGAAATCAACTCAAAAAAATGGGGTGTATATATATGAAATTCGTATCACCTGGAAATGATGGTGTCCCGGATCGGATAATTGTACTTCCTGGAGGCGGTGTCATATTCGTCGAGTTAAAGGATACAACAGGGAAGCTAATGGCTAACCAACGGGTACAGATTTCACGATTACGAAAGCAAGGCGCTTTGGTGTTTGTGGTAACCGGGATGTCTGATGCCAAGTTATTTGTTGAAGATATGGAAAGGGCGATACATGGACTTTCATCCACACGAGTATCAAAGCATTGCAATACAACGAATCATTGATAATACCCATTACGGCTTGTTACTGGATATGGGGTTAGGTAAAACCATATCTACCCTTATTGCGATTGACCGGCTTATGTATGATTACTTTGACATTAAAAAAGTATTACTCATTGCACCTAAGAAGGTAGCTGAATCTACATGGGCCCAAGAATCGCAAAAATGGAGTGCTACAAGACGTTTAGCTGTGGCTAAGGTGTTAGGTTCCGAGAAGGAACGTATACAGGCCCTAGAGAGTGAATCTGACGTTTATGTGATAAATCGTGAAAACGTGCAATGGCTATATGAGTACTATCGTAAGAAAAAATCGTTCCCTTTCGATATGTTAGTTATCGATGAGAGTTCTTCGTTTAAGAACCCACAGGCTAAACGGTTTAAGGCGATACGAAAACTCCGTCCATTGTTTAAACGCATCGTCATACTAACGGGTACACCGGCGCCGAATACGTTGCTTGATATTTGGGCGCAGATGTATCTATTAGATGGCGGTGAACGATTAGGTAAGACGATTACCGAATACCGTACTCGATACTTTACACCGGACAAAACCAACGGGCACGTCGTGTATAGCTACCGACTACTGCCAGGCGGTGATAAGGCGATATTCAGCAAGATGCAAGATATCTGCATGAGCCTAAAAGCAAAGGACTATCTTACACTACCTGAACGTATCGAAAACGTTATCACAGTAGAGATGAGTCCGAAAGAATGGGAACTCTATAAACAGATGGAGCGTGAGCACGTGCTTAGCTTAGCCAGTGATGACGATGTGAGCGCGCTTAATGCGGCAGCACTCGCCGGTAAATTGTTACAACTGGCAAATGGATCCATTTATAACGATGAAGGTGAAATCGTAGTCGTTCATAATGAGAAGATTGAACGCTTGAAAGAATTGGTGGAAACGAATGAAGGAAAACCGATGTTAGTGTTCTACAACTTCAAGCATGACCTTCAATCGATTAAAGAAGCGTTCCCGAAAGCCGTTGAGCTTAAAACCGATGATGATGTAGCTGAGTGGAACAAAGGCAACATTCAAATGTTACTGGCGCATCCCGCATCAGCAGGGTATGGCTTAAACCTTCAAGCCGGAGGCAATATCATCGTATGGTATGGGCTAACGTGGAGCCTAGAGCAGTATCAACAAGCGAACGCAAGGTTACACAGGCAAGGGCAAACACAGCCTGTGATTATCCACCACCTAGTGACAAAAGGTACGATGGACGAGCAAGTTATGAAAGCGTTAGAACGCAAAGAAGCAGGGCAGGACGCCCTATTAGAAGCTATTAAGTATCGTAAAGAATTGTATAAGGAGTAAAGCTATGCAAAAGAAATGCAGACGATGCGGAGACACATTTACAGTAAAAACACACGAGGATTATTGTCCTGAGTGTGAAAAAGTGATGACGCCACCTGGCGCAGGTGTTAGTAAAGAGCTAACGTGTGAGGGATGTGGCACAGCCTTTATTCATACAAAGGAAAAGGCGCAAGGTCGTTGGCCTAAGTGTTGTCCGGAGTGTCTACCTAAATATTCGAAGGTGCCTAAGAAGAAAGTAGACGTGACTCTTGCGAATATGGCAGCTAAAAGGAAAGAAGTAGCCGTGACTCTTGCAAATATGGTAGCCAATACGCTTGAGGAGCCGGAAGTAAAGGGCGTCGAATTGAAAGAAGATATTATCAACCACCCTTCACACTACACACGTGGTAAGATTGAGGTTATTGACTTTATCGAGGATCAACAGCTTCCATATCATCTTGGTAATGTTATCAAGTACATCGCAAGAGCGGGATATAAGGGTGACAAACTTGAAGACCTAAAAAAAGCACGCTGGTATTTAGACCGGTACATCAATGAGGTGATCGCTAATGAGTGACTATAAGGAAAAAGCAACTGCGTATCTGCAAGATATTAAACTGATAGCCATACGTATTCAATCACTACGGCAGGATATTCGTAAACTGCAGTATGATATCATCACCTTATCGGCGATTGATTATTCCAAAGACCGAGTATCGGGCGGAGGAACTCCGGCAGGGCTTGAAGGGGATGTGGCAAGACTTGTTGATACGGTAGATGCCAAAAAACGGGAGATAGCAAAGCTTATTGCGAAAAGGGAAGAAGCAAGGGCTTTAATTGAAAAGATAGAATGTATACCAGGGCGTATTATATTATCGCAAGAATACATAAACGGGGCTTTTCCTAAGAAAGTACAAGCGATGATATATTACGAAAAAAGCAGTTACTTCAATTTAAAAAATAAAGCATTGAACGAATTAGGGGAGCTACTTTCATAGTGGAGTACTTTGGAGTGTTTTGGAGTATTTTGGACTTAAATGAACCGACTTGACATAGTATAATGTAGTTGTGAAAGGTGTCATTAGTTATCTAACACAAATCCTCTCTTATACACAACTCGGCAAAAAGCACGGTGATGACGACCGTGCTTTTTGTTGTATGTAGCATTGTAAATACAGGGGCCCGTATTTATGATGTAGGCGATCGCGTAAGCTAAGGAGAGGGAATATGTAAAAATGAAATTTACCGCACAATGAAACCAGGGCGAGCCGAATTTGTCCACAGAATAATACTAAGCTTATACATTATGAGCTTGCCCTGTATCGTTGTACGCTGACATCTGATGACTAGAACTAGTAGTCCTCCAATAACTATATAGCCTAACAACAACCAACTAGTCATCGGATTTGAGCGTACAAACGTATTAAAGGTGAGAAGGTATGAGCACAGAAGTCCAATGTATTAAACGTAAATGCCTGAATAACAAAAACGGCGTTTGCAATGCACAACTAATTGAATACGATGGCCTGTGTCAAACGTATATCACACATGACCACGCACATAAAAGTAATTGTGGATTATGCACTCGTTCGCACGGCCGATTTAAGAGAAACAGCCGTGATGTATTAAGATAGCCAGGAGGTGAGATAGTGGCCGAGTTAAAGAACAAGAAACATGAAAAGTTTTGCAATGAGTACATCAAGGATATGAATGCGACACAGGCCGCTATTAGAGCTGGCTATTCCGAAAAAACAGCAGGTGCGCAAGCATCTAAATTGCTTAAAATAGTTAACATCAAAACGAGGGTCGCTGAATTACGGGAAGCCTACTTCAATGAAAACATCATGACGGCTCAACAAGTCGAGTATGAGTTGACAAGAATTGCCCTGGGGCTCTCAAACGAAAAACAAGTGGTAATCGAGGGCACAGGGGAAGGATATTCCGAAGCTCGAATTATCGATAAGCCACCGGACGAGAAATCTAGGTTGAAAGCCCTGGAGCTTATGGCTAAACGTCATAGAATACTCAGCGGTGATACGACTATCGATATTAAGCCTGTACTCATCGTAGGTGGTGACGATATTGCAGACTAACAGAGTGTACTTGCCTGATATCGTAGGCAAGGGATACGGTGCTTTTTGGCGTTTCAAAGGGCGTTATAAAGTAGTCAAGGGCAGTCGTGCCAGTAAGAAGTCCTCTACACAGTCTCTAAAAGTCATTATGGAGATAATGGAGAACCCTTGCATTAACTGGCTAGTCGTTCGTAAGACAGAACGGACTTTGCGTGGCAGTTGTTTCGCGCAGCTTAAATGGGCTATGCGCCAGTTGAAAGTGGAGCGGTATTTCAAATGTTCCGTATCGCCGCTTGAAATAACGTACATTCCGACCGGTCAGAAAATCCTATTTCGTGGTCTCGATGATCCTTTAAAGGTTACGTCCATTACTGTTGAAGTTGGTGCACTGTGTAGGCTATGGATTGAAGAAGCTTATGAGATTATGAGTGAAGATGCATTCAACAGACTGGATGAATCCATTCGTGGTCAGTTACCTAAAGGGATGTATCACCAGGTAGTCTTAACTTTTAACCCGTGGTCAGATAGGCACTGGTTGAAGAAACGCTTCTTTGACGAACCTAGTGATAATGTATTAGCCATGACTACGAATTATCTGTGTAACGAGTTCTTGAGTGACTCTGACTTAGTGTTATTCGAAGAGATGAAGAAGAACCCTAAGCGGTACCAAGTAGCAGGGCTCGGTAACTGGGGTGTTGTTGAAGGACTGGTTTACGAAAACTGGAAAGAACAAGAATTTAGTGTTGATTATATTAGAGGTCAAACCGGTATCAAGTCCGCGTTTGGCCTTGATTTTGGTTATACGGTAGACCCTACAGCGCTAGTGTGCATGCTAGTTGATATGGAGTATAAGAAAATCTACATATTCGATGAGCTGTATGAAACAGGGCTTACGAATCAACAATTAGCATCTCGTATTATTGATATGGGGTACGCAAAAGAGAAGATTCGAGCAGATAGCGCCGAGCCTAAATCTATTGAGGAATTGTACCAGGCAGGGCTAAAAGGAATAACTAGGGCACGCAAGGGTAAAGACAGCATACTAAATGGTATTCAGAGGATACAAGACTACGAATTAATCGTTCATCCAAGATGCGTTAACGTGCTGCGTGAGTTATCCACGTACCAATGGGCGAAAGATCGCTTTGAGAAATACACAGGAAAACCTGAAGACGAAAATAACCATGCTATGGATGCTATGCGGTATGGTTTAGAAGATATTAATGTAGAAAGGTGGTCGTTTGATTGATATTATCTCAGCTGTGGGACCGCATCATAAAAGGTTCAGCGACTATGTCGGAACGCGAGTTCCTACAAGCACAACTGCGTAATTTTCTAGGTAGCGAACAGCGGAAAACGATGTGTACTGCTATCGATTATTATGACGGTAAACATGACATTTTGAATAAGCAACGATACGTTATTGGTGAGGGTAATACGCGAATAGCGTTACAGGGCGTTCCTAATAATCAGATTGTGGATAACCGATTTGATGATTTAGTAGACCAAAAAGTTAACTACTTATTGTCTAAGCCATTAGATATTAATACCGATGATGACGAGCTCGATAAGATGTTTGGTATTCAATTCCAACGCTTATTAAAGTCAGTCGGTAAATTCGCAACGATGGCTGGTAAGGCGTATATCCATCCGTACATAGGTATCGACGGCACGCTAAAGTTTAAGATGATGAAACCGCATCAGGTTTTACCATTTTGGGCAGATGAGGAGCACACACAACTAGATGCGTTCTTATACTTGTACGATATTGAGTACTACACAGGCCTAGAAACTAAGACCATTCATAAAGTGGAATACTACACACCGAATGGTATTCAGTATTACATATGGGATACGGAACGTTTACTTCCTGATCCTGATAAAGAAAATACCGCTAATTTTGCTATTGCCGATAAACCGTATAACTGGGAACGTATTCCTCTCATTATGTTCCGTGCGAATGAATTTGAGCAACCGCTTATCGTTAAGGTTAAGTCTTTGCAAGATGCCCTTAACCGATTACTATCCAACTTCCAAGATAACATGGAAGAGGATATCCGCAGCACAATTCTGATTTTGCAAAACTATGACGGCGAAAATCTCGCTGAGTTCCGCCAAAATCTTGCTTCGTATGGGGCAATTAAAGTTCGTACAGTAGATGGTGTCAACGGGGACGTTAAGGCCTTAAAAATAGAGGTGAGTAGCGACAATTACCAATTACTGATTAACATTCTGCGCAAAGCTATTATCGAGAACGGCCGGGGCTTTGATGCTAAAGACGATCGTATGGCTAACAATCCTAATCAGATGAACATCATGTCGATGTACTCTGATATTGATTTAGATGCCAACGAAATGGAGCTAGAGTTTAAATCCAGCTTGCATGATTTAATGTGGTTCGTTAACACGTATCGTGGCTTAACTAATCAAGATACAGTTGAAGAAGTGGACTTCATATTCAATCGTGACTTGCCTATCAATGAAGGCGATACGATTAACAACTGTAAGAATTCCGTTGGTATCATATCCAATGAAACTATTATCGCAAATCATCCGTGGACGACAGATGCTGCGGAAGAGCTTGCGAAAGTAAAAAAGGAACAGTCCGAAGTAACAGCAGATTTTGTTGTACCGAACGGCGGTGAGGCAGATGGCGAATGATTACTGGGAGAAACGGTATGAGCGGTTATTAGATGAATCGTTTCAAAAAGCGAATCTCACTGATGCGGAAATCAAAGCTAACTACGCCAGGGCGTTACGCAGGATAGAAAAGGCTATCAACGATTGGTATCGTAGGTTCGCCACAGAAAACGGACTTCAACTAGCCGAAGCAAGGAAACTACTGAACGCCTATGAGATGAAAGCCTTTAAAATGGATTTGGCTGAGTTTAAGGCAGAGGCTAAGAAACTCGGCGTATCTGAAGAACATCAACAAATGCTATCAAACGCATCCATTCGTGAACGATTAAGCCGAGAACAGATGCTGTATATCAATGTGGTTCACGAGCTTGAAATACTGGCTCAAAAGCAGAGTATTTCACTTAACGACTTATTGAAAGATGTGTATCAGTCCTCCGCGTATAAGTCCGCATATACCGTGCAGACACAACGCGGAGAATACGCACCTATTAATACGATTGATAGTAAACGTGTTGATAGCGTGGTTCACAGTCAATGGGCTAGCGATGGCAAGGACTTCAGTAGTAGGATTTGGGGAGATACAAGTAAGTTAGTAGCTAACTTGCAGAACGATTTCACCCAAGCCCTAATTATCGGGCAAGGGGCTGACACGATGGCAGATAATCTGCATAAGCGGATGAAGACATCATACAGTAACGCTAAACGATTAATCGAAACAGAGACAGCACGGGTTCACGAACAAGGGTTTCTTGATAGTATGAAAGACCTAGATGTCGAGGAGTTAGAGATACTGGCTACACTAGATAGTCATACTTCTTCCATCTGCAGACACATGGATCGTAAACGCGTTCGTCTCGTCGATGCTAAACCAGGCGTAACCGTTCCGCCGTTTCATTGCTATTGCCGGTCGACTACAATTCCATATATCCCAGGACTCGAAGGAGGAACTCGCACAGGTAGAAATCAGAATGACAAAAGTACTGATTTTGACGGAGCGATTACCTACGAGGAATGGGAAAAAGAATATATCAATTAGCAGCGGAAACGCTGCTTTTTTATTGCCATTTTAGTATTGTTGGGCGATAACTAACAAGACCGTAGCCGTGAGGTGTGGCTCACGAAAATAAAGCGAAATGGGTATTTTTTAAGGAGGTCACTATGACTAAGGAAGAATTGTTAGCACTAGGATTAACTGAGGAACAGACTGCTAAGGTCGTTGAGGACTACGGCAAGAATTATGTGTCTAAGGATCAATTCAATGCTAAGAATGAGGAACTCAAATCCGTAAAAGGAGAACTCACGACTCTTAACAGCGAGATTGATAACCTCAAAAAATCGAATGCAGATAATGCGGAGCTTGCGAAACAAATTGAAACGATGAAAGCTGATGCAGAAGCTCGTAAGGTTGAATACGAGGGCAAAATCGCACAACTTGAAATCGACAATATTGTGAACGTAGCATTATCTAACGCAAAAGCTAAAAACAACGTTGCAGTCCGGGCGCTATTGGATTTAACTGATGCAAAAGTGAAGGACGGCAAAATCAAAGGATTAGATGAACAACTTGCTGAAGTTGCCAAAGCTAATCCTTATTTATTTGGGGAAGCGTCCGCTCCTAAAGGTGTAGCCCCTGGTAACCCTGGCGGTAAAACACCAAGTGGCGCAATAACTAAAGAAGACTTCGCTAAAATGACGTACTCTCAACGAGCGGAGTTATTCGCAAACGATGTTGACCTTTACCATTCATTAACAGGAGGAAACGCTAATGAATAAACAATTCTCTTTTAATTTACAAACATTCGCAGCAGGTCCTACGCAAGTTGCTAATGTAGTTAACCCTCAAGTAATGGCGGACATGGTATCCGCAGGCTTACCTAAAGCTATTAAATTTACTCCTATTGCTAAAATCGATAACACATTGGCAGGTGTACCTGGTAACGAAATCACTATTCCAGCATGGGGCTACATTGGTGATGCGGAAGACATTGCAGAAGGCGTAGAAGTACTTGCAACTCAAATGTCCACATCCGTCGCTAAAGCTAAGATTAAAAAAGCAATGAAACGCGTCGATATCACAGACGAAGCTAAACTATCCGGTTATGGCGACCCAGTAGGTGAAGCTACTCACCAATTACGTTTGTCCTTGGCATCTAAAATCGACCAAGACGTAGTAACAGCTCTCGGCGGTGCTACTCTTACTGTAACTGATACTAAAGTTATTTCTTATGAAGGTGTAGTCAACGCAGTAGATAAATTGAACGAAGAAGACTACGTTGAAAAATATTTGTTCATAGCGCCTTCTCAAATTACTGCTCTTCGTAAAGACGCTAACTTCATTGATAAAACAAAATACGGTAACGACGTTATGATGACAGGCGAAATCGGTATGATTGCAGGCTGTCGCGTTGTAACATCTCGCCGCATCAATGACACAGGCGCAACTGTTGATAACTTCATCGTTGGTGTAACTGCAGAAGTGGAAGACGGTACTCCTGTATTGCCAGCTGTAACAATTTACATTAAACGTGACGTTATGATTGAAGCTGATCGTGTTCCTGAAAAAGGTTTGGACAAAATCGTTGCTAACGAACACTATACTGTTGCATTGACTAACCAATCCAAAGTTGTAAAAGCTACATTCAAAAAATAGTAGGTGAATAGTATGACCACGAAAGAGACAGTTTTACAAATTCTTGAATCGTGGCTTGGGTATGATGCAATTTCTGATGTAAATATCATTGAGTATATGATTGATGCGGAAACACAACATATCCTCAATGATATCAATCAGAAAGAATTACCTAGCGAATTACAGCACGTTCTCGTATATCGTGTAATTGGCAGCTATATCACCACAAACAAAAATAAATTGATTGAAGCTGACGGAGAGATGGCGAGCTCCATTAAAATGGGCGATACCGAAGTTCAATTTAAGGGAACAGACAAGGCCTCCCGTCTCCAAGAACTGGCCACCGCTTTGAGTGGATATGGAAGGGGTGACCTAGCATGCTTCCGACGGCTAAGATGGTAGATGCTGCTAGAAAGCAGTTAGAACGATTATACGATTGTACGTGTTATGTTATCTCCGAAGTGGATGCAATAGACCCCGATACTGGAATTATGAGTAAAACGGCCAGTAAAGAGGGGCCTTTTGCTTGTAGAATCAGTTATAAAACTCTCTCTACAGGCCAAAACGCTGAGATTGCAAAATTTAGTATCACCACGGTACTTTTCACCGCTCCGGATGTAATCATACCCAAAGGGGCTCGAATCGAGCTTATAGGGCGAAATACGAAGCAACTTTTTCGCAGCGCATCGATTCCGGCACGATACGACACCCATCAAGAGGTGCAACTCGAAAATTTAGAGGTGCATTGACATGGGTGTTGAATTTGATATGGAAGATTTTGCTGAATTTAATCGTAACTTGGTTAAACTGAGCCAGTCAGGTAGTCTTCAGAATTTCAACAAACAAGTTGTGAAGGAATTGGCCAATGTGTATGTGCGTGAAGCTAAATTGAATACACCAGTCGGTAAACGATCAGTTAAATTCATGCAAAACGGCAAAGTACAAACAAAGTACTTTGATAGTGAGCATACCCGCCAATCGTGGAGTGTTGGTAGATATCAACTGAACGAAAAAACCGGACGGATTGAGGTATTTAACACATCCTCTTACGCCTCGTTCCTTAATGACGGGCACAGGCAAGAAGTTGGGAGATTTCTTCCCTGGATAGGCCAATCTAAAGGCGGAGTTATGCAAGGCGGTAGACTGAAAAAGCCTTGGGTAGACGGTGCGTACATGCACGAAAAAGCTGAAAAGGCACTCAGTAAAAACGCTAAACGTATTATGGAAATTACATTAAAGAAATGGATTAAAAAGCATGGTGGATTCTGATGTATTAACAGCTGTATCTAAAGCCGTACATACGGCACTTAAAGTGCCTATATACCTGGAATTCAAAGAAAACAATATGACATTCCCTTGCGCATATATCAAGGTGATTGAGCCTAGTATGGGAAGACATGTCGGTGATCTTTATAACACTTCTTTGGATTTAGACATCATGTATTATGCCAATAATCTTGATGTGGTTACTGATACGCGAAAACTCATTGATATTCCTAGTGTGCTGTACCTGCTGCTTGAATTTGTACAAGTTGGGGAACATACAATTATGGGCACCGGTATGAAGTACAAGATTTCAGATGGAGTGCTGCACTTCTTTGTAACGTATGAGAACATACTACGGAAAGTGGCCAAACCTATCGAACGTATGAAGCACATGGAATTAACAGAAAGGGTAAAAGATGGCAGATGAAAAACAAGCAGTCGAGGTAACGACTGAACAACAATTTGATGCTTACGCTATCATTGCATCTGACAAATACAGACGGTATCGTGATTTACTCACTTGCCTTCTTAATGAAGATGAAATGTATACGGAAAGCGATATTGATAAAATTTTAAATCAGGCATTAAATACGCCTGTGAAAGGTTAGTGAAATATGGCATTAGGTGGTGGCACATTCTTATTCCACAATAAAGTATTGCCAGGTACTTATATTAACTTCGTATCCAAAGACCGAGCATATGCAGAAGTATCTGACCGTGGCTTTGGTGCGATGATGCTCTCCTTTGATTGGGGCCCAAGTGGTGAAGTGTTCCGTGTAGATAACGACACATTCCAAAAGGACTGCCAAAAATACTTTGGTTATGACTACGGCCATGACAAAATGAAGGGCTTACGTGATTTGTTCCGTGGCCTTAAAACTGGTTACTTCTACCGCTTAAACTCTGACGGTGCGCAAGCTACAAGCACAATCGGTAAAGCAAAATATAAGGGTATTCGTGGTAACGATTTGGGTGTATCTGTTCAAGCTGATCCAGATAACACCGGTAAATTTATCGTAGCTACTTACCTCACTACAGGTGATGTTCGTAAAGCAGTAGATATTCAAAAGAACTTGAAAGATGCAACAGAATTACAAGATAACGATTACATCGTGTTCACTAAAACTGGCGCATTAACAGCTACCGCTTATACGGCATTATCCGGTGGTACTAACGGTTCCACAATTACCGTTAAGAATTACCAGGACGGTATCGATATGCTCGAACCTTACTATTTCAACACATTGGGTTATGCTGGTGCGGATGACACAATTAAAAACTTGCTTATTGCATTTACTAAACGCTGTCGTGAACAAAGTGGCGCTAAATTCCAATTAGTGATTCATGGTAAGACTAAGGTCAACTATGAAGGTGTTATCTCTATCCTTAACGATGTAACCGACGAAGGCGCTGAAAAAGGTTCTTTGGTGTACTGGACATTAGGTCAAGAAGCATCTTGCAATATCAATGCTACAGTAGGCAACATGATTTATGACGGTGAATACACTGTAAACGTTAAGTACAAACAGTTCGAACTTGAACAAGCTATCAAAGATGGTATGTTTATGTTCCACAATGTTACTGACTCCGTTGGCGGTAATATCCAAGGCGACGTTCGTGTATTGAAAGACATCAACACATTTACTGAATTCAGTAAAGCTAAAAACCGCGACTTCTCTCTTAACCAAGTCATTCGTGTATTGGATAACTGGGCAGTTGACGGCGCTAGATTGTTCAATAAAACACATCTTGATAAATCCCCTAATGACCAAGCAGGTCGTGAGTCCTTATGGGGTGACCTTGTATACCTTGCTGAGCAGTACCAAAAAGTACGTGCTATCCAAAACTTCGATGATAAGGATATCCCAGTACCTACGCAAGGCGATAACAAGGAAGATGTATTGGTTAACGTACAATTACAGCCAACTGTGGCTATGGAAAAATTGTACATGACTGTTGTAGTAGCCTAGGAGGATAACGCATGGAAAATGAAATTTTAGATGCATTGAAAACGATGGATGCAGCTGACGTTGTTTCTTCTAAATTAGCATCTTGCTATATCGTAGAGAATGGGAACAGATACTTACTGTTTCAAGCGAAGAAACTCAGCGCAAAAATCAAAAAGAATAAAGAAAAAGTGGCTATTTTGGGCCGCATTGGTGCGGGTAATAAGTCTACCTCCGTAGAATACAGCGGTAGCTTAACTATTTACCACAACACAGCTTTATTCGATAAGATGGTTGAAAAATACTTGAAAACGGGCGTGGACACATACTTTGATATGCAAGTAGTTAATAACGATCCAACTTCTAAAGCTGGTCGCCGTTCTGTAATTCTAAAAGGTGTGAACCTTGACGAATTAACAGCAGCTGAATTCGACGCTGAAGGCAAATACATTGAACAAGAACACAACTTCACCTATGAAGGTGTTAAATACGTTCAACACTTTAATGAATTAGACGGGATGCAAGCCTAGTGCTTGCTCCCCTTTTTTTTAGGAGGTTTTTATAATGGCTGAAAATTTGAGCGCATTCCTTAAACAAAACGTTGATGTAGTCAATGAAACAGAATACGTAGCATCTAAACGTATTAAAGTGAATGGCGAGCCTGTTGCGTGGAAAATCAAAACATTGGCAACAGATGAAACTGAAAAAATGCGTAAGAAATACACTAAACGCATTACTGACCGCATCACTCGTCAATCTGAAGAACGCTTTGATGCGACTGCATACAACGAAGATGTGCTATCTAAGGCAATCACTTACCCTAATCTTTATGATGCGGAACTCCAAGATAGCTGGGGCGTTACTGAACCTGTTGAGCTTGTAAAAGCAATGCTTACACCTGGTGAATATGCTGACCTTTTGGCGGCAGTAACAGAAGCCCAAGGCTATGATGTCGGCATGGAAGATAAGGTAAAAGAAGTAAAAAACTCCTAGAATCCAATGAAACAGAAACGATGTTCGCATATTTGGCGTTTGTTAAATACCATATGCGACCTTCTGTTTTTGCGGATATGGACATGAATGAAAAGGCTGTAGTAATTGCCTTTATTCAGCAACATGCCAAAGACGAGCAAGATGAAATGAATAAGGCAAAAAGGGGGTAATGAATGGCTACACTTTCTAACTATATAAGCCTCTCTACTAATATTCCTAATGCTATGAACGCAGCCGCAAACGCAACAACTAAAGCCTATCAATCCATGAACACGCTACATAATAAGATGACTGGCGTATCAAATGCTAGTGAAACATTAAAAGCTAGCATGGGTGGAATCATGAACAGCTTTGCCGGTAACCTGTTGGCAAGTACTGTGATGAATGGTATTGGCGCTATAAAAGGTGCTATCGAATCAATTCAAGATACTGCTACTGAATGGGCACAGGTTCAAGCTCGGCTCAAATTGGTAGCCGGAAGCCAGGAGAATGCTATCTACCTGAATAAGCAGATATTTGAATCCGCACAGCGTGCAAGGGGCGGATATTTGGAAATGGCTGACGCTGTAATCCAGGTATCTCAATCCGCGCATGATGCGTTCCCGGACCCAAGAAAAGCTGTAGAGTTCATGGAAGGAATTCAAAAAGTATTCGCCATCGGTGGTGCATCGAAAGAAGCACAAAAGAACGCTATGCTTCAGTTAACGCAAGGTTTAGCAAGCGGACAATTACAAGGTGACGAATTCCGGTCTATCGCCGAAAATGCGCCTATGATTGAAAACATCATTGCTAAATCAATGGGCGTATCCCGTGGCGAACTTAAGAAGCTAGCTTCGGAAGGCAAGATTACTGCTGAAGTTATTAAAAACGCTATTATGAATAACTTGCC